AGGCTTTTGGCTAAAAGTCCCATGCTCATCTACATCATAGCGATAATGTCTTAGGCAGTTTAAACCTTCTTCTGTATTTTTTCTATCAAAATAACAACGATTAAATATAGTTCTTGCAGCATTGATTGAGTCGGTTACTGGAACTCTGCCAAGGATCTGAACTTTTAGTCCTGTTCCTCTGACAATTTCCTCAATAGATTTACCAGTTCCAAGTGACTTTGCAGCAGCATCATGAGGCAGCCAAATGGTGTCATACATATATCCAAAGGTCTGCATCAATGCTAAGTAATGCTGAATAGTCTTTTGATTATCCTCAAAGTATCTTAAAACTCTGATCTCAAAGCCTACAAATTGGATGATCCAAGCTGCTGTATTGTCTGCCCAACCCAAATCGAACACTACATGACAGGGTTTAGAGCTATCGTAAGGAACAGTTGTAATTCTGCCTTCTAACTCTGCCATTTCCATTTCTTTAGCAAAGATAGCGCCATCAATGGTATTCCTTGTAGTGCCTTCCCATACATTGTTGTAAGCGCTCATATCCCTTTGTTTAAGCGATAAACGCTCTAAATTAAGGGTTTCAGGAAACCAAGGATTGTCATTCCAGTTTACTTTTACGACAACTGAGCTTTCAGGAGGATTTTCAACAAAGCGCTTCCAAGTGTCATCTGTAGGCAATTCAGGGTTAAAACTAACCCAAATCTCTGAATCTTGCTTACGGATTGTAGGAATTAGCACATTCCAGCTATTAGCTGATACTGACTGAGCTTCCTCTACCCAACATATATCAATGCCTTCTATAGACTTGATGTTGTTGGTATTGTTCTTGATTCCAGCAAAGATGAACTCTGTTCCATTGATTCCTCGAATGGTGTTTTGAGTGATCTCATAGAAGGTTTCCATGCCTAATTCATAGATTTGATCTGATAACAGCTTATGAACAGAATCTTTCATGGAAGTCATAAACTCCCTAGCGCATAGGATTCTCATGGTTTCTTTTGTGCCTTTAGCCAATAAAGCTCTAGCAAAGCACCATGATTTAGCGCCTCCTCGACCACCATAGAATATTCGGTATCGAGTCTTTTCAGGCTTAAAAAGTGCCTCAAATTTCTTAGGAAATCTTATCCTAGAAACTGCATCCTTAATCTTTTGACTTGTTTCCATCAAACTCTAAGACATTTGTTGGCTCTGCATCAATAAACATAATCTCAACACTCTTGAGAAGGGGAGCGCCATCTGCACCAGTTAGCTCTTGTCTAATGCGCTCAGAATACTTTTTAGGGAATCTTGCTGCCATTGATCTTGACCATAGACCAACATTTAGCTTTTCCCCATCCTTATGTTCTACAAGGTAATTTTGAGCATGATCTTCCCACCAAATCAGCTCTCTGACCTTTGCTTCTTCCAAGGCATGAAAAAAATCTTCGTAAGTATCTCTCCAGTTGCATAAGGTTCTGTATGTAATCCCCAATGCGCCTGAGATCTGTTCTAGGGATTTACCCTTAGTTCCTAGTTCTATAGCTTTTTCACAAAAGGAAGGATCGTATGCAGTTGGTCTGCCTTTAGGATTAGCAACAACAACTCCACCTTCTACATTTACTGTAAAGGTTTCTTTTAAAAGAGGAGTTGCTTGCATTACCTGAGTCATTTTGGTTCTTCAGTAGCCTTTTCTGTATTCTCTACCATTTCTTGAGCTTTTGCATCTGCCTCTGCTTGCAAGATAGCATGAGCTTGAGGAATAGCTTGAACTTTGATCTTATCAATGACAGGAGCTACTAAGCTATATTCCCCTTTGGAAAGAGCGCCAATCATATATTCCACATCTTGAATGGATAGTTCTTTAAGCGTAATACTCATTTTTAGACCCTTTTTGGTTTGGTTTTTTTACTTTTTGCTGCTTTTTGAACAGAATATGCAATAGCGACTGCTTGAGCTGGTTTCTTTCCAGCAGACAGCTCTGCTTTCACATTGGATTGAAAGGCTTGTTTAGTGGTTGATTTTGTTAAAGGCATTTAGCAGTTCCAGTTCTTTAAAGATGCTTTGGCTCTTTCAGCAGGGCCTTTAGCTTTTTTAACAACTCCTTCCATCCTTGCACAAAAGGAGGCTTTTCTACCAGCATCAGCTTTAGTCTTAGGATTTGGAGCTGGTGCTTTTAGATTTGCATTGTTCTTAGCGTTGTATTCTGCTCTACCTTTAGCAGTCATTCCAGCGCCTTTTTCTGTAGGATTATAAGTTTTGCCCTTACCTACAGTTTTATGCTCTATGGGCTTATCATGCTTTTTAGTAGCCATTATTTAGCCTTTGCTGTCTTAGTTGCCTGTTTGAAAGCTGCTGCTGTGGGAGCGCCTTTAGTGCCAGGCTTACGCATTGTTTCTACTTTGCCTCCTGCTGCCTTTTGTTTTTCGATCCGTTCCTGCTTTTTATGGATATTGGCATACAAGCCAGGTTTAGTTGCCATCTTCTTCTCCTTTGGTTGAGGTAGTTCACCAGTTGTTACCACTACTGCTTGTTTATACAGTCTTGGTCTTTTTTGGGGTTTTTCAATAGGAACTTCTTTAGAAAATAGATTTTTAAGCCATTTCAACATTTGGATTCTCCTGTGCAAAGCAAACATCTTGCCAACTCATTACCAAATAACGCTCTCCATCCTCAAAATACTCAAAATACTTGAGGTATTCATCAAATCCCATAGTTCCAAAGCGAACATAATCACCAACTGCTACTGGCATTTCTTGTCTGCGACCATTAATTACTTTGCCAGCTCCTACCGCTACGACAGTTCCCATATTGTCTTTTTCTTTATTTTCAACAATCAGAACTGTAGATAGAACCCTTGTATCAGGTTTTACAACAATTTTGTCTTGTAAGGGCTTGAGTTTCATAGCTTTTTAGGTCTGCCTTTTGGCTTTGGCTCTACTTTTTGAGCTTCTTCCAGCACTTTTTTGCGCTTTTCTTTTTTATCCTCAACAAATACCAAATGAACTTCAGAGGCAATTTCAATATCTTGCACCATTGCCTCAAATACTGGATTTGGAGGAATAACGACAAATTCCCCACACCATTCAGAACCATGTCTGTTTTGGTAAGTAGGGAATCTTCTACAAGATCCAATAAAGTCGTTATCTGTATTTAGAAAATATATACAGGAACTACAAGCATCTTTAGAATTTACATCAGCCATACAACTCCTCAGGTTAGTTGTTTTGGTTAGAAAGCTCCTAGTGACCTTCACGCATTAGGAGCTTTCGCTTTATTTAACCACGCTTGTGAGTATAGCAAGTGCCTGAAGTGCGACCTGTATTGAATAGCTTGTCGCTACCAACAGCATCTTCTTTACCCATTGCTACACCACCAGTTTTACGCTCCATGCGCTCACCAGTTTTATCGGAAGAAGCTGCACCAGCAGGAGCTTTAGCGCCAGTTGTTGAAGGAATACCCTTCATAGAATCCATTTTGCCCATGTTTTTCTCCTATAGAAATGGGGTTTGAGGCTATATTTTGCCTTATTGATTAGCATTGTCAAGCAGTTTAACTAGACGAATTGCACCATCAACTGAATCAATTCTACTAACTGCGCCACCTCTCCATTCCTGCATAAATTTAATTTGAGGTTCAGTAAAAGTTCCTTTTGTAGATTTCACTTCAACAAGAACAGATTTACCACGATACCCAATGAGTAAATCAGGACAGCCCCTGCCAACAGTAGAAAGGTTGAGAACGCTTGCTCCCAACGCAATAAAGGTATGAACAATAGTTTTTTGGTTTTCATCAACTTTTTTAGCATATTTACTCATTTAGCAACTCTTTAGTTTTTTCAAGGAGATCCTCCTCGCTCAATCCCCAATATCTAGCAAATGACTTTTTTCCAAGCTGGTGAACTGAGGAATTACCAAGCCTGTGATGCCACATACAAAGTGGGATTGCCTCTGAGAGCCTTCTTGGATTGCCGTATCTCCTAATATGATGAATTTCGACTTCGGTATCGGTGTCGGCAATTTGATTTTGCCTACACAATATGCAGCCCAATCGTGCCAATTTTGCATAGTGCTGTTTTTCTGCGCTAGTTGCCATTAGCTATATCTTCTAGCTTTAAAGAGGCTTCTACAAGCTGATTAGCAATCTGAGCAGCTTTAGATTTATCTTGTGAAATCATAGAGTTATAGTAATCCTCTATAAGCCTTTTGGCTATCAAGAACTGCATACTGAAGTCCGTCATCTTTTTTCCTTATGTTTAAATTTCTATATACAACTCCATCATGCCATGTCTGATCTTGTGCTAGGTTATACAACTCAATCAATTTATTAGGTCTAACCCATATTGGATGAGTATTTTCTTTAAAACAAAAAGCATAAATTAAAGGAGCTTCGTCAGAGCTGTAGGTTTCTACCATTTTAGGCAGCAAATCAAACTCTTTTTTCTTAAAATTATCTGTTCCTTTTACCGCTACTACAAAGGTTCTGCCTTTTGCATGAAGCACATAATCAGGAAGATTTCTAATTAAAGCGCTTAATCTCCAGTAATTCGGAACATTACCCTCATGCTCATCAAACCCTATTTTGTGAAACTCACAATAATGTAAGTTGCAAAACTGTTCAAAAAGGTATTCACCATCATTTTTAATGGTTTTTACCCTTTCAGAATAGGATTGACCGCTATTGCCGATCATATTGATCCTTGTCTGCGATTGCTTGATAAAGTGCGCCAAATATCAATAATCCTGATTTCATGGTTTCGCTGGTTATCAATCAGCTTGAAATCTTTATAAGCCTGAATATGGTCTAAAACCGCCTGATTAAATTTAAGGCTTGCCTTGGCTTTTGCTTCCCTTTCGGCTACTGTCCCATCAGCTAGTAAAAATTCATGCGCCTGAGCCTGTTTAATGCCTTCCTCAAGCCTTTTTACTTCACCGCCTAAGTCTGCATGAGGTTTATCTGTATCAGCAAGATAAATCAATGCCTTTTCAACTCTGTTTTCATCTAATTTTTCAAGACTCACTTCCACTCTCCTTTTTCATCAGCTCTATTGCCCTTAACCCATTGATCTTCAAAATCCCTTATCAGCTCCCAACCCAACTTTTCCTTATTTTTTCCTAAATATTCCCTAAAAGCTCTTAAACCCCAAATTCTGCGCCACATAATGAGCTGACGAACAGCGCATTGATGCCGATACTTTTGCTCATTCATCTAATTCAATAAGTTTCATTCCAAAATTGTTGATTCCTTTTGGAACAATTAATCCTTCACGCTTAATTAGCTTGTTTTTCTTAAATGGCTTGTAATCAACAAAGTGATGCCAGCGATTAAATTTCCATACAAGCCTTGCTACATCAGGATGCTGCTCAATTAGATGATTGGTTTTTTCAAGAGTGCCATTTTTATACAATTCATCAGTATTACCGCCTTTCATTCGCTGAGTGGATACTTTTCCAGCTAAAAAAGCATTAAATTGAATAGTGCAATAGCCGTCTTTAAGGACTCTTAATGACAAATCGGTATCTTCATTGTATTTGCCTCTCCAACGATGATTTAAATCATTTTGAATCAAAATACAGGAATAAATCCTAGTATTTAAAACAAATGGAGGAACATTGTCTGTAGCTTTGCAAAACATTGCGTAATTGAATCCAGCCAAAGGAACATTGATATAACGATCAACAAAATCTTCTGCTGCTTTAAAGATTGCTCCTGATTCAACAACTACCTTCACATTACGATTTAAGCGATTAAAGTCTTGAATATTGTCATCAAGAATCCAATGCCTTTTAGATCCTGTTGATTTTGCATGATCCCAAATCCAGTTTCTAGCTGGAATTGATCCTTTTCCTAAATTGCTAAATGGCAAAATTAGGATCTTTTTAGGATCAATATGAGCTGCATACTGTTCAAATTCTTGTGGCTCAATGACGATTTTATAAGGAACTTTCATGCGCTCAAGAGATTTGCTAGTAAGACGGCTATCCCATCTACCTTTAGAAACAATGTAAATGGGGTATTTAGGATTCATCTACATACCTTTTTTTAGAATTTAAGCCTCTTACCAAAGTTGGATGCCATGTAGATTTGCTTAAAGGAGTCAACGGCTGCCCTATAAGACTTGAAAACTCATCTAAATCTTCTTTATTTCTAAAGCGAACAATCAAAGTTGCAAAGGCTTCTTGATGATCCTGAACAAATTCAGGCATATCTTCCCATTCATCATTAATTGGATGCTCTAATTCTTCAAAAAGTGGAACTTGATTTCTATTTTTAGGTGCATACGGCATATTAAAAACGAGCCTCCTCAAATTTAAATACTTTTTTGGGCAATTTTTTAGCCACAATTTTCCAATCAGGTCTTAAAGAAACAAGGTATTCAGCCTCTGTTTTGCTTTTAACTTTACGAATAAGCCCATATTGGTCATAAATGTAGTAGATCATGCAGCTCTCTTTTTCTTATCTCGCTGGTCAAGGATAAATTTTTTCATTTCAAAATAACTGTTAAAACGAGCCATACGAGGATCTCCACCACATTCGACTCTGTATGCCTCCTCTATCTGTTGCTCTGTTCCTAGAGGCATTTCTGAGGCTTTGTGAGCCTCTTGAATAGCCCAATCAGCTTTAAAACCTCTCCAGCCTCTTTCACAGCAAATTGTCATTACTTGTTCAAGGCTAAGTTTGGCTTTATCTGCTTCTCGCTTTAAACCTTTTAAAGCTGTTTCTGTAATTGGCGCTTTATGCTTTTCCCTTAACTTTTTAAAATCATTCCAAACAAGATCACTAACTCCTTCAGGAGTCTTAGTATTTATTTGTTTGTTGTTTGTTGTTTGTTGTTTGTTGTTTAGGCTTTTTTTGGGTTCAGTTTGGGTTAGCAATGGGATAGCAATGGGTTTTTTACCCTTCTTAGGTCTGCCGCCAAGCCTTCCATTGGCTTTTTGCTTTTCCAAAAATTTATGATAATCAGCAATTTCACCATCAGCTCTGTAGTTTTTATAGCCTTCATCACTAGGTTCAAAAAACTCATTAAGAACAGATTCAACAACTTTTGAATCCATGCGTAACCTACGGCTTACCAATGGGATATTATTGGGTATTGGAGATTCTGTATCGTAATACATATCCAAAAGCCTTCTATATGCCAAATCTTCTTCAAGGGTTAAGTGAAGCGTATGCTTCATATAATCCCCAATATTGAAGTTGTAATAGTGCATTTCAGTCCTTTTTAAACAAATCAGGTCTAAGCATTTCTTTAGTTAATCTACCTTCTGACAGCTCTATCAAGGTTCTGATATGTTTAACAGGAATTCTTCCTCTTTTGCTCCATTGGTAAATAGCGTTCTCCCTTACACCTAAAGGCTTTGCGAGGTTTGCTAACACCCCAAACTCCAGTTTTAATTCGTCAAATGGTTTCATTGTGTCCTTTCGTAAGAAACTGACTAGATCATATACCAAATAAAAAAGAATGTAAAAGTGTTGTATTAGGGAAACTACTTAGAAAATAATTTTATAAAAGTGTTGCAATCTGTCATTTTGTGTATAATAGCGTTAAGCAATAAATTTTTTAACAAGTGTCGAAAGGAAATTAAATGAACTTTATATACAACGATGGTGGTAGATCAGAGGCTGGTTTAAAAGGATCAGCAGGAGATTGTGGGGCTAGAGCAATGGCAATAGCTTTAGGCATGGATTACAAGACTGCTTACAAAGAATTAGCTCAAGCCAACAAAGATAAGGGTTTTGCTAAGTCTGCTAGAAATGGCATCTACAAAGACATTTATTCTGATGTCTTAGCAAAGCATGGTTGGGTTTGGGTATCAGCTCCAACCTTTAAAGTTCTTGATGGGTATAAAAATTCAGAAGGTAAAGTTTTATTTGGAAGAAAAGCTAGATGTTCAGATATGCCAACTGGAACTGTTATTGCTAGGCAAGCTGGTCATTATGTAGCTGTAATTGATGGCATACCTCAAGACACTTGGGATTGCTCACAAAAGATGGTTTATGGCTATTGGACAAAAAACAACACTAAATAAATATATTTCAAATAGTGTCGCAATCTGTCAAATTCGTGTATAGTTCTACTTAACGCAGCAAATTTTTTAACCAAGTAAAGGAGTAAGTGATGAAAACATTGAAATTTAAAGAAGCAATTTACGAGCTTTCACATGAAGGCTTTATCAAAGAACCTAGCAATCATTTTTCAAAACATACTTGTATCTATAACAAATATGGCATTTGCGTTGGATGGATTACATACAACTGCTACTTTGAAATTGTTGATGCTTTAGGGTATGCACATAACATTGGCATCCTTAAATCAGGCAAATATGAAGAATATGCTGGTGCTTATTCTGTTTGGAACTTCTCAACAATCAATGGTGACTTCAAATATGTAGATGAAGATTATCAAAGAAAGGTTGCTTAAATGAAAAAAATATTTGACTTTATTGGCGCTTGTTTATTAGGCGCTGTTCTTGGCGCTATGTTTGCCTACGGCTTATTAGGAGGGTTCTAATATGCAAACTTTTAAAGATTGGGCTGGTCAAGAAATTATCTATGAATTTCGGTATGAAACTTTGCATGAAGATACTGATGAAAAAGAGTTTACTTGTTACATCAAACCCAATGGCCCTGATGACGAATGGTTTCCAATAGGAAGCGGCAAAACTAAAGAGATTGCTTTAAAAAACGCAATCGAACAATGGAATTATTTTGATACTACTGGAAGGGGTTAATTATGGGAATGAATAGAGCTGATGCCTACTACGAGCCTAATGATTACGATGATCGTTCTGATGAGATTGAGGAACGCACATGGCAACTAATGAAAGTTGGTGCTGAATATGATCCTAAAGATTCCTCTAGAGTTGCAGAGGCTTTAGGTGAAATATCCCCTGATAATGTAAAAGCCTTGCAAGACTGTATTGATACAGGTGATTACGAAAAGATTGGCAGAAAAATCATGATGATTACATTTGATTACATGGAACGATATGCCAAAGATGCAGCAGAAAACGAAATCAACGACTAAGGAAAAAGTGATGAAAACATTTAACGAATTACGACTAATCAATGTAAACGAGCATACAGACAAGAAAGGAAAATTTACTTACCTTTCTTGGAATTGGGCAGTTGATCAGCTTTTACAAAATGATCCATCCGCAACTTGGACTTTTGGAGAGCCTGTTTATTTTAATGAATCTGTAATGGTTTTTTGCACAGTAACTGCTTTTGGTAAATCTATGACTTGTCAAATGCCAGTTATCAACAATAAAAATACAGCCATTTCAAATCCTAATGCAATGGATGTTAATACAGGAATGATGCGATGCCTTACAAAATGTATCAGCTTATTTGGAATTGGTCTTTACATTTATGCTGGTGAGGATTTGCCTGATGAAGAACCAGTAGATTTAAGTAGTCAAGCAGATATTTGGGTAAAAGCAATCAATCAAGCGAAAGATATAGATGAACTCAAAACAATTTATGGTAATGCCTACCACCAGCTCTCAAAAGATAAATCAGCAGTCGCTAAGATTTCAGCAGCCAAAGATGCCAAAAAAGCAGAATTGGCAGCATAAAGCTATGTTTGATGCAATCTTAATCAGAGAAAAGGAGGCTCGTAAATGAGAGCATTTAGCGTTAAATGGTTAGAAACTGATGAAACAGTAATTACTTTTAATAAAGAATTTGAAGCTCAAAGTTGGATTTTAAAAGCCGATATTCTTAAAGATGCTATTTACGAATTAAATAAAAAGTATCAAAAAGTTCTTAGTGATGAAGAAGAAAGATGGGAATCAAGATGAGCTTCCTAATTGGATTCTTTGCTTTAACTGGACTGCTTTGTTGGATTTTTATTGCAGTTGTTTTATTTTATATTTGGGTTGAATAATGACTACATTTACTACAGAAGATCGAGTTGCAGCAATCCAACAAGGAACTGCTGAATGGCATCAACTTAGATTAGGAAAGGTTACAGCTTCTAGGGTTGCCGATATACTGGCTAAGACAAAATCAGGTGCTTCAGCTAGTCGAGGAAACTATCTGATTGAGCTTGCCTTGCAACGAGTTACAAAGACCATAGAGGAATCATATACCAATGCCGCAATGGAATGGGGAACTCAAACAGAACCACAAGCTAGGGTTGCTTATGAGGTTGCGACAGGCAATTTTGTGGATCAGATTGCCTTTGTCAATCATCCTACTATCGCTGGTTTTGGCTGTTCTCCTGATGGCTTGGTTGCAAACGATGGTCTTATTGAAATTAAATGTCCAAACTCTGCTACGCATTGGTCTTACATAAAAGCCAATAAGCCTCCTGAAAAATACATTATTCAGATGCAAGCTCAAATGGCAGTTACAGGAGCTAAATGGTGCGACTTTGTGAGCTTTGATCCTAGGATGCCTGAAAGAAGCCAGCTTTTGATTGTGCGAGTTCCTAGAGATCCTGAGTTCATTTTATTTATGGAAGCAGAAATTAATCAGTTTTTAAGTGAAGTAGAAGTGGAAGTAAATTTAATGGAGAAAAGAAATGGCAATTAAATACTTTGTAAAAGCAGCAGTTTCAGAATACGAGTCTGAAGGAAAGATGAAAAAGCGTTATCAATCCATTGGAATTGTTATGGAAACCAAGCATGGTCTTATGCTTAAACTTGAGTCATTGCCGATTTTTGCAATGAAAGAAGGTTCTATTCTTGCTTATTTGAATGAGCCTGAAGATAAAACAGAACAACCTAAAGCAGCAACTAACTTAGCAACTTTGGAAGATGATCCACCATTTTAAGGAGTAAGTGATGAAAAAATTATTATTGATTGCAGTATGTTTAGTTTTAGCAGCTTGTTCTTCAAATCCAACAGTCTATAGCCAAGCTCCAGCTCAACAGTTAATATTAGATAAGCAAGTATCTGCATTAACTAGAAATGAAGTAATTAATGGTGTTACTGAGTGCGAGGGATCAGGGTTACGAGCTGTAGTAATTACTACAAAAAGGTCTATCAATGGTTTTACTGCTGATATTCCTGTTGAATTAACTTGTATGCCAAAGCATAGATATTACTAAGGAGAGATATGGATAACGATCATATTTGGAC